GTAAGAAGGGAAGCAAAACCCGAAACGAGTTTGATACCATCATACTGAGTAACTTTCACCGAGTTGGTGATAACAGCTCTTTTTAAAACCGGAGCAGCGTCAGTTGACAAACTGCCCGCAGGAATAAAAGCCATTTTAGTTTATAGTCTAGGTCTAAATAATACAACGACCTTTGTTGTATATTTGAATTAATTTTTTAAGGAGCCTGTTTTAACAAACTTTCCACATATCCAGGCATAGACTCTTTAAGTTTGAAATACCTTTCCTCAGTCCATCCAAGTTGTTCAATAACTTGTTTTTCTTTTGTAGAAAGTTTTCCAGAACCATCAGAGTTTGGATTACCAGGGCCTCCAATCGGAGCTACCTCAGGGGTAACTTTAATTGAAGGATTTTGCGCTGGAGTTAACAGCCTAGATGCGCGAGTCATAAGACCCACGAAATCTTCCACACTATAAAGATTATCAGTTCGGAAGTTAGAGAGTTCTTTCTTGAGTAAATCAAGCTTCACTCCACCAGTGTCATTATCTGGATGGAACTCTTTATTCGTTTGAATAAATGTTTCCAGAGCCTTTCGCTGATTTTCAACTGCCTCTTCTTTTCTCTTTGTAGCAAGGATTTGTTCAACCGTTAGCTTTACAGCGTCTGGGTTTTCCTCACCAACTTGTTTCTTAGCCCTCAATTCCTTGAGTTCTGAAACAGCGTTGTTTTTATCTGCCTCTGCTTGTATCCTTGCGGATTCAGCTTGTGCAAGTTTTGTTTCAAGTTCCTTTTCGCGTTCTGTTTTTTCTGCTGACTTTGCGCTGTCAGGATTCTGATTTTCTAACATTGACCTAAGTCCCTTGTTTATATAACCGACAGGTTACATCCCTTGATTTATGTGAGTTGAGTCTCACAGCGGTTGAGTCCGCGACTGGCCTTGGCAAACCAGATTACCAATAGGACTTGTGGCCCTAGTTGAGCAGAATAAAGTTTATGCAAAATAGTCAGGTGGGCAAACTATTTAAATTACTCTGCTCATTAGAGCTACAAGTTTCTGGTAATATTATACCATAAATGTGCTAAAAAGTCAATAGTTTAGTGCTTTGACTTCCTTCTCTTGCCTTTAGCTGCTAGGGAAGACATCTTCTTCTTACCGTACTTCTTTCTACCAATAAATGCAGCTAGCCCTCCAGGGTTTTTTACACCTTTAGAAGCAAGTTTCTTTTTAAGCGCAGCGAATCTCTTTCCAGAACCTAACTTAGCCTTTTTCATAGTTGAATGCTTCTGGCATTTATACTATAGTAGCTGTTCTATCGCCCTTTAGAGTCAATTCCGTAGAAGCTATTTCACTTTGGTTCTTGTTCATCTTAACAATTGATTTAAGTAACCATAAAGTTCTAGAATACGCTCCTCTTACCATATCTCTAGATTTATCATCTGATGCATTAAAGAATCTATTTTTGTCTGCCTTCATAGTTGATTTCAAAAAATCTTCTATATTAGGAACCTTAGACATATCAGATAATACTGTTTCAATCTGAAAATCTTTTAACTCTGTGGCGTTTATATCTCCAATAAATCTCTTGGAAATTTCTTCCTCTAACAAACTTGTAGGTAAAACTTTAAGCAAAAATTTAATCATTACATTGCAGCAGAAGAAGGACTGTTACCTTGCATTATATATTTCAAAGCAACTGCCTCACTTCCCACACCTGTAGCACCCTTTACTGTATTTGCTGAATTATCACCACCCTGATTAGGAGTCATAGACTGAGCACCCTGTTGTCCTGGTTGAGCAGGAGGAGTAATAGTCAAAGCCTGTTCATTAAGAATCTTGGCTGGGTCTTTACCAAACTTAGTAATAAGTTCGGCGGCCATTTCCTTCATATCTAATATTCCTTGAGAACCATACAAAGAAAGCATAGTCTGTTGGAATTGAATTTCCAAAGCTCTCTCAATATCATTAGACGTATCGCTCTTTGGATTTGGTACGAATCTAGTCCAAAAATCAAATCCCCTTATAAACTCTGGTGTTATTGCAATTCTGGTTACCTTCTTTCCAGATTCAATCTCATCAAGCCTTGCATTAACTTTCTGCTGCACCTTAGTAGGCATATCCTTCTTTTCAGCATAAACCTCAATAATCTTTGTGCCCCTGTTCCCAGGAGTATAAGGCATAGAGTCTACCTGAAACACGTTGAATGCCTTAGATACCATCTTATCACTAGCACCACCTAATACTGACTGATAGATTGGGAACTTAGGGTCAAAGTAGAACTGGAGTATATTTTTAGCACGTAGAACAGTCCTACGCTTAGCTCCAAATTTCAAAAACCTAGCAAACAATCCAAGAGTAGCAGCAACTCCAGAAGCAGCAGTTCTAATCTCCTGTGCGGTTGTTCTTCCACCTACACCAGCCACACCCTGTTGGAGTGCATCCATAGAGCTTTCCTCCATGATTTTCCTAGTGTAATTAAGAATAAACTCGTGCCAACCATTAGGAGTTCCAATATCAAGCTGTTGATACGCCTGTTGTATCGGAAGGCCTCCAGTATCAACTGGAATCCTTCGTCCTGGGCGTAGGAAGTCGTCATCAATATCATCAGCACCATTTACTAAAATAGGCTTAAAAATTGATAGGAATGACTGGTCAAGCATCATATTCTCAAGCACGTTGAGAACATCCTGCATAACCTTTAATTTATCTGGGAATGATTTTCCGTAGAAGAAATCACTTCCTAAAATATCATACTTAACTTCATAAAATGGTAAGGTTTTATGGTTGAACGGAATTGGAGCTACGATTTCTTGGGTATCATTACCCAATGGATTAAGCCACATACCGTTAGATATAAGTACATATTCATCCGTATCTCTGTTATAGTACGTTATAATCTCCACGTTACCATTTAAGGTATTTGGAGAAATATAGTCTTTGTAGAATGGCCTTGGCCCCGACATAGCTCTACCAAAATTCTGTTGATATGGTAAAACATTTTTAGCGCGAGCAAAGTTTTTATATTCTTCTTGAAATTGGTCATAAGGAACCTCTCTGCGAGTAAAGCAGAAAGACATATCCTTAATAGAACGAACTCCGACAGAAGAAGGATAGAACTCTTCCAAAGGAACAATCTTAGATACCAATTTACGCGCAGTAATAGTATCTTCTTGAACAGAATAATTATCCTGGTCAACAAACTGTACTACATCACGTACTTTCTTTTTATCTACTTCTATTCCTTCATAACCAATAGCAGTACCCTTTACTAGTGCCTCTTGAATAAAGTAGACAAAGAACTCTTCTGCTTCATCCTGGTCATCTGAATACTCTAATAAAGTATTCATAATCTCAGCTTTAATAAGATTCTGGTCTCCTCTTCCAACCAACTCTGCAACCGGAAGAATCTCAAGCACCTTGCCTAAGATTGCTAACAATTTATTGCGAGTAAATGGGTCAAATACCCTAGCTTGCCAATCTTCAATATCATCTCTTTCGTCTTTACCAGTAACAAAACGCCTTACTGAATCATTGATATAGTCAATAATATTACGGTTATCAAAATACTGGAACGAACGATTCCTATCCAAACTAGAACGTTGGAACATTCGGAATACTGTCGTTACAACTTCTTGTTCTTTAGGAGATGGTTGATAGTTGAAACTATTACCATTAGCAAAAGCCTCGGCAGTTCCTTCTATACCTATTGCTATAGGCTTTGCATTATTATCCATTGTTATATATTATATCACAAAATGATAATTTTGTCAACTATTTTTCCTTAGCAACTCCAATTGCCATACGCATAGTAATAACAGAACCCAATCCACAAGCACTCAAAATAGTCATGGAGGTCTGTCTGTCTATAAATCCAAGAGCCTCAGCCAATAAATCCAACGCACCAATTGCAGTCAGAATATAGGTCTTCTTCCCCTGGAGATAAGCCCACACATTTTTTAATGTATTCATTTTAGTATTTATTTTAATAGACCTTTTAAATAGATTAACCGGTTGTATAAGTAAGCTAATTTCTGTAAAATAGAAATCTTAGATTTAAGCATTGGAATAGTAGAGTCTGATACATCTACAGCAGTACCAATCTCAGTAATCGTAGAGCAATCCTGCTCTGTAAATCTTCCATTATATGTTCCATTGGCATTATAAGAAGTAACCATTGGAAAAGAATTATGGAAATAAACATAGTCTTTATCATATCCAGTTAAGAATATGAAATGACCATCATTGTAGACACCTGGTATCCAGGGATATTTAAGTGCTATAACTCCACCATAGTTATATATAGCCTTCTTAATATCTTGGAAAGAAGGTTCATTTTGCATTCCATAACTCTTGATAACTCTAACATTAGCATCCTCAAATACGTCTTGGGTTGCTTTCGATAGGTCAATATATTCAGAAGTAGAAAGGTGAACATCATTAGGCCATAACTCTAATTTAGGTGCACCCTTATTCTGTAGGGTCTGTAAAATAGAACGTAAATATGTTCCATCGCCATTAAATCCATCAATTGCTTTACACCACGCATATACAAATCTAGGAGATACTTTTGTCGGTGTTCCTAGTTCCTTAGCCTCGAAAGAAGATACCATTCCAGCAGCGGCATGTCCTCCACAAGCTGGTTGACCATTTTGATAATAGTCTGGTAATACAATATTAATACTAAATGATTCTGGTATATCTTGCGATGGAGCAAGTGCTCCTATATTAAAATCTCTTCTATCAAGCGGAGATGGTATCCCTCCAAGTGATTTTATATCTTCATCCATATTAGTAAATTCTCATTGTTTTGTATGCCTCGCGAGCAGTTTTATAAGCTTCTTCATCATTCTTCATATTCCAAATTCTAGTTTCAATCTTCCTAATAGAATCATAATATCCTTCCATATAGTTTTTAATTTTCATAGTAAGTTCAGCCTTATCCTCAAACTCTTCATAATATTTCTGGCTTTCAAATCTAGGGTCTAAATCTTCATAATCATAACCCTTAGCTGGCATGTACTTATACACTTCATGGATATAAGCTTCCTTCCAATATATACGATAAAACCCAAGCTTAACGCGCTTAAAACGCACATATTTGCTCATCTTTTTAGTCTCTCTATAAAGCCTTTTAAACCACGGAGAGCCTTCGTTAATCTCTGCTTGATTTCTGCTTAATAACATGTTAGTATGTAATAGAACGTGGTTGACCTTCTCTTTTCCTAAACATATCCTTTACTTCTCTCCTAGCCGTACTAAAAGAACTTAAGCCCAATGCACCATATTCAAAAGCCGACCTAAGATGCGAATAGGCATCATGCCTTGGCTTTAGATTCCTTGAGTCTATGAAGCTACTTCCGTTACGTTTAATCTCTGAGAACTGTGAGTTAATCATACACACATGAAGATACTTATTTCTTTCCGTATCGTTGAGAACAAGTTTATCTCTCATAACAAGCTTAGAAGCTGGTATTCTCTCGCTAAATTCTTTCCACTTATCTTTAAAATTAACATATATACCAGCATTATTAAGCACATCAAGTACAGTAGTATTAGTAACTTGATTCTGGAATCTTCCTGCTGGGTCTCCAAAATGAGTACCCCTATTCCATCCTCTATGAGATTCTATTATTTCTAAATCTCTCTTAGTGTAATGATACCCATCAGAAGGTAATATACCCGTTACAAATGGAATATAAAAGTCGATTAACTTACCGTTATTCCAATAGCAATCTATAATTCTAAACTTACCTTCCTTGTCTTTCTGCCACCAAATCATTGCAGTTGGGTCTTGTCTTCCAAAGTCCCATGAAACAAATAGTGGTAAATTATCATCATACGGGTAATCCCCAAATGTGACATTATCCCACTCTGGATATACCCTACCCTTAGCAGATTTGTTATATGATATATCTAGTTCCTCGGCTACTGCTTCTTCTGTTCTACGAGACTTTTCATATATATACCATTCCTCATCTTTTAAAGGATGTAATCTCCAATGAAGAGTCATCGTGTCAACGCCACTATCTTTTAAAGCAGCAAATGCATTATAACCTTGTGGAGTAGAAGCAGTTAATCTACAGTTAGTAGTATCACCACAAGAGTCCCAGGCATCCTGGAAATATTCCCAATATGCGCCTTCATCCATAAACACCATAGAGCGTCTAGAACCA